TATGCCTTCTCTGTGCGCAAGATGAATAAGGCTGTTGTTTCTACTGCAGCCCTCACCATTGGTCTCCTCCACATGTATGATCATTTGTACCGCGTGAATCGCGGCGACGAACGCCTTTTTTTCGCCCCAGAAGCGAAGAAAGAAGGTTATTGCAGAGCCTGTAACAAGTAAATTTATCTACATAAACATATCACACCGGTGAAGTTCATTTCCCGCTTTACCAAAATATGATTTCATTATTTCATCTCCGGTTTTCTTTCCACCCAATCCATAAACAACTTTGGCCGCGGCCTTTTCTTTCTTAATTTTCTTAAGTTGAGTTGTTATCTTTTCACATTCAAATTTATACCCGATAGGTTTGACTTTGGAACTTTTACTGTATACACCTATTCTATCGACGTGTCGTTTCATTTTTTTTAAACCATACATTTTCATGAAATGTGGTTCCGTATCCGGTATCACACCAAATTTAAATGCCCCAACAAGACTACTTAAAATAAGACATGTCAAAAGTATGAAAATGAGAATCTTCATTATATTATACTAACATTAAATAAATTTCTAGTAAATTGTAAGTATGCGTGTCAAAATAGTTAAAAGCCCAAATCGTAAAAAGAAATTCAGGGCGATTCTCCATGACGGTGGGACTGTTGACTTTGGTGCTAGTGGGTATTCCGACTACACCAAACACAAAGATCCCTCGCGTATGCGCTCATATGTCAGCAGGCACGGTGGGCAAATACCCGTGAGTGTAATGAAAGAACCCCACCAAGCAATGATACATTTAATGATGCTTAAGGTAAATAAAAGTGACAGCGAAGATTGGTCACCGAAAGGTATTGAAACTTCCGGGTTTTGGTCGCGATGGTATCTCTGGAGTCAGTCAACAATTCCGGGGGCACAGCGGTTTATGACTAAAAAATTTGGAATTAAATTCATTTAATATTGGACACCGGCCCTCGTGGCAGCGTCGTCGATTTCATCGACCATTTCCCAAGCCCACAAACATTCTGCGTCATCTCCCCGTTCACAGATTGAATGTGCCAAATCAAGGGCTTCATTAAGAATCATTTTAAGACGCATCTGTTTTGTAGTGATATGCTTTTGTTCTTTCAGTGAAGGTGATTCATACATATGCTGGAGAGCGATACGTGTAATTTCCATCTTTTTCATTTCATAATGAATTTCTTCACTTCGGGAGGCTGCAGTGGTGCTTCGTCTACGCTGAATGGTATGAGTCGGGTATCCAAATCTTCTCAATGTCGTCACCATTAATTATCTATCGGAAGTTATTTTTAAGACCATTTAATTCTTTCTATAAACCTCCTAAACAAATAAGGTGTAAGTTCACCCAATGACCCGAATGGCACATAACGATAATCGGGAAAATCCTCACCCATGCCCAAAAGTTGAGCTATTTTATATCTATTATGGGGGCAGGTACGTGCATGTTTAATGTCCTCCGAATTGTGCGTCGCTATGAGAGTATGAACATTTTCATGAGCACCCAAACTCATATTAAGACCTTCTCTAAATGATTTATCCACTGCTGCTTTATTGGGGAGTAGGCCATCCTGCTTACCCAGATATGCTCCGCGGACCAACTTAACTCCGAGATGAATACCCTGCCTTCTCGCTGCAAGAATATCCAATTCAAGTTCTTTGAGGGCCGAACTGCGATACATTTGATACGTTTTGAAAACGTGAGGTTCATGCCGGTTAAAATGTAGCATCATGTTATACATTTCTGTTGAGTATACTACATCCTCGGCATCAATACAAACCTGGCAATCGTTCTTTATGGCGTGCTGAATAAGTTTTTTAATATGTCCCGCTGCGAAGTGGGGAGATTCTCTTGAACCAAATGATGTCATTTTTAAGGCAAACATTGACCCTGGGACAGATTTCATGGTTGACATATTTACTTCACTGATGAAATGTGCTTCATGTTTTTTGCAATTTTCACGGGCATAATCCAGGATAACATTGGATCCGGATTTGTATACATCCCTTATAACTTTTTGTAATTCATGGTTTAGAGCCGCATATCTGAGCATATCTTAAAGATGTGAAACATTTTAAATAAATGGAAGTAAATGTACTCATAAAAAAGGTACTTTTACCAAGAATTAGACAGCTTGAAGAGGAGGTCGCCATGCTGCGAAAACATACCTGGCCATATGTCCAGGCAAATAAAGAGGGTCATCAACTCGATGACATGGACTCAAAGATTGATTTTTTAAAAAACCTGGATGACGAGACAATATTAGAACTCTTGAGACTCAAAGCGAGACTCTCGAGAAATTCGGGACTCCAGGGAAGAGAATATGACGTGATTACGAGTTTGCGTAATAATTTTTGTTAGTATATACTAAATGGTAAAGACACCTTTTGGCATTCCAATCCTGATGATGCCATTGCTACTTCCATGCATGCCAAGTATATTAGCCAGTTGGGGTGTATACAAAACTGTTTTGGGTGGCGATAAACCAATGAAACCGGAAAGATTGGCAACCCTCACAAGTTCAATGTGTTGTCTATTTTTGCTGTCATATTTAGCTTCTAAAAGCCCAATTAAAACACCACCCATTATGTTAGCTACTTGTGCCATGACTTGCGTCAGTTCTTGTTCAAGTTCAATGATTGCCATTGACTTGAAAAAGAGAGCTGAAGCTTTCGTAAAGGGGAAGAAGTGATTTAGAAAAAATCATCCGTTCTGTACATTTTTACTGTGTATGAACCAGTTTTACCATTCACCGAAACTGCTTCATTCCCATAGAGTTCCTGACACCCGATATCTTCCATACAATCGCGTGCATTGTGTTTTATTGACACAGAGTAAAGGTTTTGGTTACCGGTTGTGGTGTAATAATGATATCTGTCGCGACGTCCCCTGACTTCCCGGCCATATAGAGGAAGAGTCTCACCATTCCCCGTAATAATACCCATTTGTTGTGTGAAGCCTGGTTTATATTGCCTGATTGGCGCACGCCTGAATTCTGGTTCGCGTCTTATTTGACGTCTTCTCATTCCAGGGCGGGGTGGCACCGACACCGTAGGTACCCTGACTGGAACTTTAACAACCCTGGGATTACACCACATGTAACTCAAAATGACAGTAAGTGTGATAACACCTAACCACAAGAGTTGATTTTTATCCTTGTTCTTCATTTATATTAGTTAAGGAATATTATTTAGATAAAGATATGAAGATTCTCGCGATTGATATTGGTTATCATAATATGGGTCTTGTTCTAGCTGAGGCTGATATTAAGGGTTCGGAAATTGATGTGGAGTTTGTAAAGAAGGTAAATCTTACAGGCTACAAATATATCTATTCAAATGGCATTGTTGACCTAGTTCCTTTATTTGTAGACGCGCATAAATACATTTTTGACGCAGCCGAAACAATTCTTATAGAGAGACAACCACCGGGAGGTCTTACAAATATTGAAACACTTTTACATTACATGTTCAAAGATAAAGTTGTTTTAGTTTCACCTGTGAGCATGCACACACATTTTGGTATGAGGCATCTAAATTATGAACAGCGAAAAGAAAGAACAGTAGAAATAGCAACTAAATATTTAAAAGAAGATATTCCATATGATAGAAAACATGATATCGCTGACGCACTATGTATGATAATTTATCACCATTTTAGAGTGGCTGTTCATTTCTTTGACGGATTTAGGTTTAAGAAACCTCGTCTTTGATAATTTCTAGTGCATTCGCTACCGATTGCAAAGCTTGAAACATTGTAGCCGCGCTACGATTCTCACAACATTCTCTGATTCTTTGAATGTTATAATCAAATGATTTCTTTTCTTTTTCACTTCGGTCCTTAATAGACTCTATCATATTAGTGAATCTTTCAATTTCTGAATCATATTTTTGTGTTATATTTTCAATTGATTCATCCATTCTGGAAATTTCTCCTTCGTACCAATCGATATGTCGTTTTAAAAGATCTCGCTTCACCGAAGATTTTGATTTCTCCATTTGCTTTTCAATTCTTTCAATTTTATCATCAATAATTTGAAGATTATTCAAATATTTTTCATGATGAAATTCCTTCGCGCGTTTATGCGCTTGAATTTGCGTCTCAATGTCCCGAATCGTTTCCATTTCGTTTTATACTACCATAATCCCAAAACTTTAAACCAAGCATGCGTTCATGATAGTCTATAATCCATTTCAAGGTTTGAGATCTTAAACCACCCGTGATTTTATCTCTAATACCCGTTGCCTTATAGAATGTATATTCTTGCTTGAGTCTCTCCAGTTCTTCCTCCCTCCAGTTATTCCATTTGGGCATTTTATTTTGGAATCTTACCAGACGACAATAATCTTAGGTCATCAATGAACATATCAAAGCGTCCGAGACGATATTGGACAATCGCCCACAATAAAAAGAACACTGTCTTTGTCAAATTATTTATATCGTTGTCTTCCATCTTATATATGGGACTTACAACACGATGCATGAATGTTTCTTCTTTGCCCTGACCCGTGACTGCCATTTCCATCTGCGTCAAAGCACAAGTGTCATCATTTACCGACCAATGATAAAAAAGAAAGGGAATGAGTATGGAATAAAACTCGAGATTTCTGCGGTCATTTGTAAATGGAACTATCAAGATAGAAATTAGAAATACAAGATGAATCCAAAATATTATATTCATCTATTATAAAATGAGTCAAGAAAATTTTAACGGGGGTGACGCGAAGCTCAAGCAACAGGCACTTGAACATCGCCGAGATAGTTGGAATGAGCAGCACGAGAATATATTGCGCCAGTGGGGGGAGTCCTCTGGTTGTTACAGGTATATGCATCATAGGGCATATCTCATGTACAAGGGCTTGAGTATGCGTTTTACTTTGCCTGTTATTGTTCTCTCAACAATCACGGGTACAGCGAATTTTGCTCAGGAACAATTCCCCGAGAATCTTCGTGGTATGGTACCATCTGTGATCGGTGGTCTTAACCTTATCGCCGGTCTCGTCGCAACTATAATGCAATTTTTGAAAATCAATGAACTTATGGAAAATCATAAGGCGGCTGCGTTATCATTTGGTCTTCTTTCTAGAAATATTAGGCTGGAATTAGCTCTTGCGCGTGAAGAGCGTACAACAGATGGTTTGGAATTTGTTACCAGATGTAAAAATGAATACGACCGTCTCATTGAACAGTCGCCAAGCATCCCATCAACTATCCTCTCGGAGTTTGAAAAGGATTACCCGCTTGACAATATTTTCACAAAGCCAGAGATCCTCGATGTTCGGGCGATCCCCAAGTTGAAACTAGCAGGTTTCACAAACCTTAAAACATCAAGTGTCATAGCCGAAACAACAAAGGGTGGACCATTTTCTAAGTTTGGAGAACTTCTAAAGGGAAAGCAAGATTATGATGCCAAAACAAGGATACTTGACAGCATGCAATCTGAATTAGATGAAGAGGAGGATATCACATCAGTGGTTTCTGGAGAGGCTGGAGACGAGCAAGACGTTGAGCAAGGTAGACAAGAAGAATAAGCATAATCATGTTAGTTAAAGCCGCGCTGATCGCGTATGGTAAAATTTTCTTTCTTAAAGGTTTTACGATACGATCATGTAGTGCGTCATTATCAAGCACTAAATCTATGGCTTGATTAGTAAGATCGTCAATGGATTCTTTCATTAAAATAATAGAACAAAAAAAAGATGAGCCGATCACAACAATTCATACACAACGAATTGAAACTTTACAGAAATACGTTCGTGAATGTAAAAATGTGATGATATGTGGTGGTTCGGGTGTAGGGAAATCGTATGTACTGAATAGTGTTCTAAATGAAATAAATAGCGTGGAGATTTTAAAAGAACATTTATATAGTAAATCACCTTTCCTGAAATACATAAAGGGGGCTCCGAAGCATACGTTTATTGAAAACTATGATAACGACTTTAAAAAGATCATTGACCGTGTGTCAGATGGTGATAAGTTAACACGGGGGTCTCTCGTCGTCACATCCGTAAATCTGCGTATGTATCCAAATTTCGAGGTGATTTTTATCCCAAAACACAAACCAGATAAACTTTTAAAATTGGTTAGTGAGAGGGGTGATCATATAACTGCAGCTGCTGAAGCTTCAAACGGGAATATACGTAATTTCTTTTCATATCTAGATGGTGGTGATACGGTTGACGTATTTAAAACTTCAAAGGAGTTTATAACCGATATACTGTGTGATGATGGCCCGGGAATAATTTATGACAGAATTGATGAACACGGACATGTCTGGGACGTTTTTCAAGATAACTATTTGTCTTCGAATAATATAAACTACGCTGCGGTGTCTATGTCATTTTCGGAAGCAGACCTTATAGATAATACTATGTATTCGACGGGTTGTTGGGGTCTTATGCCTTATTTCTGTCTAAGTGCGGTAGTTCTCCCAAAGTCTTATATGAAACAAAAACTTGATAGACAAAATATTAAACCTGGGAGTTGTTGGACAAAGTATGGAAATTACAGAATGAGACTTAAAAATTTTGCTGATATTCGTCAAAAAACACATAGTGGTTTGACAGTTGATCACTTGTGTTTATTGAAAAAGTATGCCGAAAAGAACCAATTAGAACCAATGTTAGAATATGGTTTAACTCCGAAAGATTTTGATGTCATGAATCATCTTGCAGTTGGAAATAAGTTAAAACAGAGAGATGTAACTAGAGTAAAGAAAGCATTGAAAAATGCCATCGCAGAAAGAAGTCGAGAAGATCTTTGAAGGTATTCTGACAGGAAGTCCAAAACTACCCGGTGAGGACGAAGAACCAGATGTCACAAAGACAATCGGCAATGAAATCCACTTTTATGGAGAGATTACTCCAGAAAACACCCTCGAGTTTGTTGAGCAGTTCCGAAAGTTGGAGATTCATCTTCTCAAACAAAAAGCTGATCTCATTGGTTATGTACCAAAGATTCGCGTTCATATCATGAGTGAAGGCGGTGACATGTTTTCCGGGTTCACACTAAAGAATGTTCTTGAAAAGTCACGCGTAAAGGTCGTGACGATTGCTCAAGGTGCATGTTGCTCCGCCGCTACTTTCATGTTCCTGGGTGGAAACGAGCGTCTCATGGGTGAGAATGCGTACCTTTTGATTCACCAATTGAGTACAGAGATTTGGGGTAAATACCACGAACTCAAGAGTGAGATGAAGAGCTGCGATAAGTTTATGACATCTCTAAAAAGGATGTATATGAAGAAAACGAAAATCCCCGAAAAGAAATTTAAGAAACTGATGAAGAAAGACCTCTATTTGTCGGCATCAAAATGTCTAAAGTATGAGATTGCTCACGGGATTGATTAATAGTGACATAGCGTTTGTAAAGACATAATATACACAATATTATAAACCCAATTGCGAAGGTATTCGCATCCATAGGCACGTTTATGCGTTCTGGAGGCCTAAGTCGTTCCATTCTACCATAATTTACAACTGGTATTGAAGACATCTATTTAAAGTTGAGAAATTAATCATAAGTATAATGGAACGCCTTATCCGA